TGTTCAGGGGATAGGTCAGTGAAACTTACCTTCTTGGGAGCCTCCGGTGGCTTCCGCCGCGCGATCCGCTCCATTGCCAGCACCTTGCTAAACAGCCGGTTAGCCTCTGGCTGCACCACGGCCAGCACCTCGCTTGCGGACGGCCAAAACTTGCTCGCGCGCGCTAGGTCTATCAGAGCGTCCTCGGTAAAAGCCTGCATCGGAACCCGCGCGCATGCCTTGGCGACGGCAGTAGCCCAGACAGCCGATTCCCGCGCGCTGGGAGGGTTGCTAAAGCCCGCGTGGATAGGTGCCACCCAGCTAAGCACAAACGGCCCTGTAGGCGGCTGTAGAGCGCCCCGCGCCTGCTTGGCGGCCCGTTCAGCCTCCGCAACGAGAGACGGCGCCAGCGCGGGCGGTGCGAAGCCTCCGGGCATGCTGTCAGCCTCGCGCCGCTGCTCATCTGCCACGGCCAGGCTGAGAGGCTGGGAGAGGGTCGGCATACGTCTGACTACGATGTCACTCATCGTTCCACCGCTCCATCATCTCGCGCCATGACGCGGCCACGATCACCAGCCCGGCTATCAACGCCCCAAGGCAGCCCACCGCGAAAAACCCAACTACGGTCCACATTACAGCATCTCCAATTGTTTGATTTTGACGTTCCACCGGCCTGGGCATTGCTGGCTGTCCCAATAGGCAACCATCGCGCCTGGCGTGTTCTGCGGCCTGTTGTGATTGCGGGCCACGTCAGTGCTATCGACACTGGCGAAAGGCCAGCGGTGCCCGCTCAGTTGCATACCGCGCAGCATGTGCAAATTGGGCATGCGGCGATGCCTGACGGCGAGCTCGTTGAACGCATCATCCATCCGTTCTTGCCACTTGTCCGAAAGCACCACCGCATACTCATCAGTGCTGCCGATACAAACCCGCGGCCATTCATCCACCAGCCGCAACAGCCGATCCATAGGCTCATCCATGTGCCAAACTGGAGCGCCTTTCTGCCCATGCGGCCACTGCCGAATGAGACCATCTTGAGCCTGCGAGCCTGCATCAATCTCATCAGGGATCACGGCCCACGTTGTGGGATAATCCAGCCATTGGTCGCACCAGGCGTAATACGCAGGCCAGTTTGTCGGCTTGCCCACTTTCCAAGCCGAAAACGCACCGTTGTCCAGCATCACGCTTTGCCCAATGTCATGCACGCGGCGAACATCTGCCGGGTGGGCGTGGCTAACGCAGAAATGCCGCCCAGCACACTCATAGAGCGCCGGCACGGGCGTGATTGGGGTTCCATGGTAGTGGATCATCCCCACCTCACCGCATTGCCCTTGGCGCCCGCTTCAGCCTTTGCCTCGGCTATCGCGCCCTGCAAAGCCCGCAGCTTGAAGCGCCGCGCCACGTCCTGCACTTGTGTGCGGCTTAGCCCCAACTCCCGGCCAGCATCCATGACCGTATAGCCCTGTTCCAGCAGCGGCTTAATCTTCTCTGCACGGTCAGCCATCACAGTGCGCATCAAAACAGCTCCTCGGCGCTACCTTCAACAATCGGCTGCACGCGGCGCGCCAGGTCCTCACGGTTGCCCACGGCCAAGTCTTTCGGCGCGAAAAGCCCCGACCAGCCGTTTTCGATGCTCTGCCGGATCACCGCGCGCGGATCGGCGCCAGCCTCCCAAAAGGATTCCAACCGCGCCGCGGACAGTTTCTTCGCGTGCAGGGTCCAAGCCGCGCCGCTTTTAACCTTGCGATACGCATCCCATTCCAGCCAGGCATCCACCGGAATGCAGGACGGTATCTCAAGCGTGGCTGCCGGGGGCTTGGGAGCCTTCTGGACGGCCCGCTTAGGCTTGACCGCGCTGCCGAACAGCTCAGCCGCCAAGCCCTCTTCAACGAGCCGCCTGCCGACATATGAGCGGGTGTGTTCCGTCCGCGCGCATATCAGGTCGATCTGTTCCAGAACCTCACTCGGCACGCGGATAGCTAGAGTTAAACTAGGCATTCGTATATCCTTTCCACATTGTGCGCATTGTGCGCGTTGTATGCGTAGGGGGTTTTGCTGGGGCTTGCAATAGGGGGTTGCGCGGGGCATTGTGACCGGGACAGCGATGTCATTGTGTTCCTTTCCCAAAATCAAACTCAGCCCTGGCCTAACCGCTAGGGCTTTTTTTTGCCCTATGGCGATTTCCTGCTTGACCTCACAAAAACCCCACCTAAAGTGTGTGTCGCGCCATAACAGGAAAGGGACAGCGCAAATGGAAGAAGTATTTTTCGGCAAACACGCGGATTCCGATGACTTCTGGACCGTGTATTTAGACATTGATGTTGACAGCGCGCATATCCAGATTGTGATGGAAAACAGGGATGAGGAGCTAATCCGCGATGTCATCTATCTCCCAACCGTGATGCTTCCGGCTTTGGCTACCGCAATTAACAAGTATTTCGCGGGCAGCCGTAAGCTTGTGGAGGTGGTGATATGAGCATCCCCGATTTTGGGGCCGAATTGGCCGAATACAAAAATGCTCTGCTGAACGCCTACTATCGCGGTTTTGATGACGCGGTGGAGAGCATGGTGGAGACTGCGCAGAAAAGCGTGCTGAAAGGCCAGCCTCAGCCGCAAGCGCCCATGCCAAGGCCAGATGCGGTGCCGCAGCGCCAGTTTTCCCCGCGTGGCTGGACTAAAGCCGAGGATGATGTTTTGCGCGGCGCTTGGGCCAGGATCAATTTTGAGCGTTTGAGCCAACACTTTGACCGTAGTGCCCGCGCTTGCCGTCTTAGGGGCAAGGTGCTGGGCTTGTGCCGCATCCCTGTCAATCACCGTTACCCGGAGGGCGAAGAACTATGAGCGGATTTAGCGCAGACGAGCGCCGCACCGCCTGGTGGAGCACCGATAGCCGGCGGGCCGTCTCTGGCAAGGCTTTTGAGGTGGTGGCCGAGAAGATTGGCAGGTCTGAGCGCCCCGATCTGAGCGAGGTTGAGGTGGTTCAAATGGGTCTCAGGATGGAGAGCACCATTGCCGCCTTCGCCAGCGAGGAATTGGGCCAACTCAAGGCCTTGGGCGATGCCGTGGCTACCCATCCGCGGCATTCGTGGCTTAAGAGCCATGGCGATTATATGGCGCAGGACAATTCGTTCCTAGTGGAGTGCAAAAACTATAACGCGCTGCACATCCATCAGTATTCTGAGCCTGGCGAGCCTGTTCGTGTGCCTAACGCGGATTGGGCGCAGTGCTGCCATGAGGCGGCGTGTTTCGGGGTCAGCACGGTCTATCTGTGCATCCTGTTTGGCGGGCAGCGGTTTCGCACCTTCCGTCTGGATTTCAGCGAGGACGAGAAGGAAGGCCAGATCTCGCAGATGGCTAAGCTGTGGGCCATGGTAGAGGCTGGCACGCTGCCTGACCCGGAAACCGTGTCTCAGTGCAAAGCGGCTTACCCGGCCAGCACTGAGGGCATCGCCACAGCCTCGCTAGAGCTTGAGCACGCCGCCAAGCGCCTGGCAGGCATCAAGGCCAGCATCAAAGCCTTCGAGGTCGAGGAGGACCGCCTACAGACGGCCCTGCAACGTGCCATGGGCGATAACGCAGAAATCCAGACGCTGGACGGCAGGACGCTGGCAACGTGGAAGTCCGCGAAGGCTTCCAAGCGGTTTTCCGCGGACCTGTTTAAGGCCGCATATCCCGACATCTACGAATCATTCGTAGTGGAACAGCCCGGCAGCCGCCGGTTTCTTTTGAAGGAGAAAGCAGAATGAGCGATTGGAAAGAATGGCGCGTGGCGGATACGGACATTCCGAAAAGGGTCAAAACCGTGCTGATGGCGCACGATCCGGCCATGGTGTGGGCTGACGTGCTCGGCATGAGCGAGCGTGATCTGCACTCACTGCCGCAGATGGGCAAAACCAACCGGGAGAACCTCCTGTTTGTGTTGCGCTCTGGCGTTGCCGGCGAACTGGTCAAGTGCAACCGCACGCTGGGGGAGGTTGTTGGCGATGAGTAACATTGTGCCAATGGCAGATATCCAAAAAATGGCGCAGGTGGCAGCCGACTCGAAGATGTTTGGCTTCAAAAACCAAGCCGAGGCTATGGCTATCATGCTGCTGTGCCAGGCCGAGGACATGCACCCGGCCATCGCTATGCGGGATTATCACGTCATTCAGGGCCGTCCCGCGCTCAAGAGTGACGCCATGCTGGCCCGCTTCCAGACCTCTGGCGGCAAGGTCAACTGGACAAGCTACACCGATGAGGTGGTGACGGGCGTGTTCAGCCATCCGCAAGGTGGTGATGTCAGCATTAGCTGGACCATGGAAATGGCCCACCGGCTGGGCTTCACGAAGAAGGAGAATTGGCGCAACTACCCGCGGGCGATGATGCGCGCCAGGTGCATTTCCGAGGGCATTCGCACCGTGTTTCCCGCGTGTGTGGCTGGTGTGTATACGCCTGAGGAGGTGCAGGATTTCGCGCCGGCCAAGGGCGCCAAGGTGGTGGACGTAGCGCCGGATCCTGAGCCGGAACCGCTGCCTGACTATGCCGTCCACCTATTCAAGCCTGACGGCACGATCTACGCCAGTTTTGAAACCGAGGCGGAAGCCTACCAGGCTTATTATAAGGTGGTGGACAGCATCGCGGCCAACGCTCGCATCCCCGAGGACGAAAAGCTGGAAAAGTTGCGCGCGTTCAAGCAGGTTAACGCTTTTTGGATGGAACCCGAAACTCAAGAGGAGCCTGCAGAATGAGCAGCACATATGCAGGCAAGCCCGGTAAGGGCGCCATTTTCTCCACCGAGAAGCGTTCCGAGAAAGGCCCTGACTA